GACAGTCTGCTGAGCGCCGTACCAGAACGGATCTGCCATCACGAGGTCTACCACGAGCCTCGCCAAGTCCCGAGCCTGAAAGTTGGGCTCGAGGACGCCGAGCAGCTCGGCCTTCCCTGTCTGCACAAGGAGGGAGGGAGCGAGGGTTCGTAGCCGTCTCGTGATAACCAGCTCACGGTCCGTGCGAGCGAATATAGCCTTGAGAGCTTCAATATTTTGTCGCAGTTGGGCTCTGGCTCCGGCTGCTGGGATGACTCCATTTGCGTCACTCCCCTTGACCCACATGGCAAGTGTCAAGTTGCGTGCGCCGAACACCTTGGGACGCCACACTTCTCCTGCACGGTAGGCCACGACTTCGTTCTGTCCACGCCGAGGTGGCAAGCCCTCACGTCCGCTGAGAGTCTCGATGGTGTTAGCCCACGTATGCAGGTTGTGGCCTTCCACTTCCCAATACGCTTCAACAGTGTTCGCCACGTCAGCCTCCGAAGTAGCCTGCGTACTCGAGCTTCTGCATCGTACGTGTGAGGGACTCCTCGCTTGGCTCACCGATCGGGTTGTTGATGTTCAGCTCCCCAATCAGCGGTCCGCCCGCACTGCCAGGACTTGCAGCCACGCCCGATCCTTGCCCGGTAGCAGGCGTCAGAACGCCAGCACCGATGCCTACTGCCATTGTGCTATCTACGGACGGCAAATCGGCAGCTAGCCCTTGGATGGTGCCTACGTGTCGAGCCAGCGGACGCATCTCTGCACCGATGTTCTTCACCATCTCCGTTACTGCCCGCTCAGGCAACGAAGGAGAGCCGATGCCGATGCCCTTCTTGAAGCCGTTCCACATCGACGAGCCCACGTTCTTCAGCGTGTCAAACGCCTTGCCCACGAAGCCCTTGATGGTGTCGATCATACTCTGGATGATGTCTCCAGCCTTGCTTGGCAGGTCCTTGGCAAAGTTGATCACGCCATCAACAACGGCGCTCCCAATCTCGCCTGCCTTGTTCTTGGCCGAGACAATGAAGTTCCCAATGCCGCTAACGACGTTGGTGAACGCTGTAGCCACCTTGCCAGGTAGCTGTGTAACGAACTCAATCACTCCGTTGAGAACGTTGGTACCAATCTCCCGTGCCTTGTTGACAGCGTTGACACCGAACTGCCAGAGATGGTCCCACACTGCGTTCAGGAACCCAAGCACACGTCCGGGCAGCGCAACGAGGAAGCCGATGAAGCCTTCAATGGCATCGCTGCCAATCTGGATCATCGTTGATACGAAACGAGTTCCCCACTCGTACAGCGTGTCCCAGACAAGGTTGAGGAAGCCGAGTACCCGTCCCGGCAGCTTGGTCATAAACTCAACTACTGCGCTTATTACATCGATGCCAAGCTTGATGAAGAACTTGACGATCTCAAAGCCACCACGGATGAAGGCACCAAGCATGAAGCCGATGAAGAACGCTGCACGCTCAGGGAGCTTGGCTAGGAACTCGATCACCGCTGCAATCGCTGCGGTAAGGAAGCCCATGATGCGTCCGGGCAGCTTCTGGAAGAAGTCCACCACTGCATCGATGGCCTTGCCAATGAACTCCTTGATATCGTCACCGAAGCGCCGCCAGATGACAATGATCAAACCAAGTGGACCAAGGAAGATCGGCAGTAGCAAGTCCCAGTTTGACTTCAGCCAGTCAAACACTTCTTTGAACACGTTCAGCACAGCCTTGATCGGTGCAATGAGCTTCCCTGTGTTGCCGAACATGTTGTCCAGCACTTCGGCCACGCCTTGAATGACGTCATCACCGGAGCGCAACACGTTCCACAGGTTCCCAAGCTGCGTAACAAAGTTCTTGACGAAGCGCCACACGGTGTCAACCACGTTGCGGAACGGCTCAAACTTTTTGTAGGCCACGAACAGCGCTGCACCGAGTGCCACGAGCGCTGCAACCACAAGGAAGATCGGGTTGGCGCTCATTGCAGCGTTGAAAGCCCACTGGATTGCAGTGCCTACCTTGGTCACCGCTTGACGTGCCTTCTCAGCAATCATCTGGCGCTTGGAAGCTAGCTCCAGCGCTTGCACTGCTGCACGGAACTCTTCGATGGTCTTCTTGGCCTTGAGGAAGCCGCTGATTGTCAACAGCGCTGCACCACCGAGACCGATGAGCACACCTGTTGCCAGCACAGCGATGACGATCCACTTCTGCATGCCTGGACTCAGACTGCCGAACACGTTGACGATGCCGGTCAGCCCATCCACCACTCCACGCAGCACATCTTGGAACGGCGCACCTGCTTGGATCATTACTGTCTCTACGGAGCCCTTCAGTTGCTCCATTGAGCCAGCAAGGTTATCCATGCGCTTGGCAGCAACGTCCGCCGCTGTGACCTTGCCCATATTTGCAGCTAGCTTGTCAAAGCCTGCTGCACCGTTGTCAGCAATGATCGCCGCAGCACGAATGGCGTCACTACCGAACAGGGTCTCGAGCGCCATTGACTTCTGCTGCGCCGTCATGCCTGCGAGGGAGGTGGAGAGGACGCCGGCGATCTCACTCATGGACTTGATGTTGCCGCTGGCATCAAAGAACTTGTTCGCACCGTCTTCCGTTACGATGCCAAGCTTTTGCATCAAGCCGATCTGCTTCTCAGTAGTCGGCTGCAAGTTGCTGAGGAACGTCTTGAGTGACGTACCTGCGTCACTGCCCTTGATGCCAGCGTTACCCATCGCTGCAATCGCAACAGACAGGTCGTCGAAGCTCAAGCCAACGAGGTTTGCTGTGGCTCCAGCCTGCGAGAGAGCAAAGCCGAAGTCCGACACGTCAATGGCGGATGCGTTCGCTGCACCTGCAATGAGGTCGGCTACCTTCGGCATATCCGCAGCCGCTAGGCCGAACTGGTTCATTGCGTTGCTGGCGATCGTTGCGGCCTCAGGGAGTTCTACCTCACCTGCCGCTGCCAGCGCCACGGTTGCATCCGCTGCGCCGTTGATGATGCCCTCGAGAGGGATACCCGCCTTAGCGAGCTCCTCAATCGCTGCTGCGCCTTCGCTTGCGCTGAACTTCGTGTCAGCACCGATCTGCAGCGCCTTCTTGCGGATGCCTTCCATCTGCTGCTCCGTTGCGCCGGAGACAGCACTGATGGCCGACAGACCCTTTTCAAAGTTGCTTGCAGCGTTGACAGCGAGGCCGAACCCTGCAACGGCAGCGACACCGATGCCGCCCATTGCGAGTCCAGCCTTGCCAAAGGTACCGGCAGCAGCGTCGAGATCCTTGTCAAGACCCTTTACTGCGCCTTGCGCTTCTTCAACGCCACGCTTTGCGCCACTGCCGTCAATCTCGATCCTGCCTCGTGCAGTCCCGAGATTAAAATCAGGCACCGTTCACCTCCTTCACTGTTACTACGGGCTGAGCGAACTTGGCCTTCGGGTCTGCGCTCAGTAGTGCTTGGAGGCGAACCTTGCGTTTGCCTTCTACAGCCTTGGCGTTCTTGCCTTCAATCTTTTCAAGCTCGTGCTTGACGTAGGACCCGAACTCACCTACTGCTTGGTCGAAACAGTATGCGGCGTAAGGATCTTCGATGCCCACGAGCTCGCTAGGCCTCACTCGCCATAGCTGCGCCTCCACGAAGACGTTCCACAGCATTACTTTGTTCTTTACGAAACTGTTCGAGGTCGCGGGTACCTCCGACAGCCCACTGGAAGATAAACTGCTTGTCTTCAAAATCAACTTCGTCTACGTACAGCGCTTCGGGGTCCCGCTCCTCGCCCTCCGCAGGTACCGGAAGCACCTTGGGCTCAATGACGCAGTAGCAGGTGATCGCATCAAACAAATCCAGCATTGCTTCAAGCTGGTCCTCGTTGATGTCGTCCAGCTTGATCTCCGGTTCCTTGCCGGTCATGCCCTTGCGCACGAGAGGCATCAAGCTGTTGGGTACGAGACCCTTGCGCAAGAACACTTGCATGCCAGGGTTCCTCACGAGCGCCGTGTTCCCCGACGGCACTTCAAGCGGGACGCCCGCACTGGCCTTCTTCCACTGAGCTGCGCTAGTGGGCTTCTTCGCTGCTGTTGCCACGGTTGGCCTCCTTGGACTCCTTGTGGCGTAACGATGTTACACAGACGGGATAGCTACAGCCGTTTCGTTGTGGACGAAGTCGTAGACCTTGTCAAGCGAACCGGCTTCCAAGCTGCCGTAGCCCTTGCCCGACGCACTGGTCAGCCAGAAGGCACCATCGCCCATCTCGCCTTCCAGTGAGCCGTCAGCCTTGGCACGGTAGATGATGCAGTGAAAGTCTCCACCGTTGTCGTTGATGGACTGACCCTCAATGCGGAAGTACGGACGGCTGTCCGTGGACTTCTTGCTGTACGTCTTCTTTGCCGCAGGCGACACGCCACTCGTAGTGACGAGGCCTCCAGCCATCACCGCATAGGCTTCCAGGCTGATGCCGCCGGACTCCAGATCCCATTCGACAGTGGGACCGCTGCCGTGGCTTGCCTGCACAGCATCGTCGCCACGGAGCTCTTCGAAGTCCTCCGCCTCGGAGAAGCTCAGGGTACGGCTTACAGGCAAGTCAACAGGAGTGCCCGGCGTAGCGCCGTCGGCTCCGAGCGGCGTCAGCTTGACGTCACGGAGACCGTAAGGCAACGCTCTGTTTGCCAGTGCCATTATTGCTTCCCTCCTTTGTTTCCTTGGGCTCCGAGAACCTGAGGGTCTCTACGAGCTCACCAGTGTTGATGTTGAAACGGTGCAGCACAACGACTCCAGGCTGTTTCCCGCACCACCGAGAGCGGCACGGCACCTCAAGGATGCCGGAGCCTGCCGTCAGCATGATGCCGTGCAGGATGCGAGAGTCGCAGCGCAGTTCCATCAGCCCTCAGGGAGATTCCGAGGCGTCTCCGCCTCCTCCTCGTCGGCTGCTTCCTGTGCAGCCTTCTCGGCGTCAGCCTTGCGCTTGTCTGCTTCCTTGTCGCTGAGTTCACGCCAGTCAGCGGACTCGTTCTCAACCAACCACGCAGCAGCAGCGTCGTTGACCTCGACGAGTTCCCCTTGGCGCACGCTCAGGTCCTTGGCTTTGATACCAAGGGAGCTCCAGTCGTCTGCACTGATCTCACGAGCGCCAGTGCCACGGTATTCCAGCGTCTTCACGTTGCCCTCCCGAGCAAACGGTAGGAGGAGTTACGCACAATCGTTCCTTGGTCAGGATCCGCTAGTTCTCCGCTGTCACCTTGCCACACGCAAGCGATTGCACTGTTGACCTGCCCAATGAGCGCACCACGCACTGCACCAAGGATTGCGTCGATGCGTTTGTAGGAGCCAGGATCGTCGTGTACCCAGATCGTTGCGTCTTGGCTTGTGACCTCAGGAGCATCGCCGTCGTTGAGCTCGGCTACTTCCAGCCCTAGCCGAATGACAATGAACGGCCTTGCTTCCTGGCGTGCCTCCAGCGAACCGGCAGCGTTGATCCGTTGTGTAGGCACGATCGTAGTGACGCCAATGTCTGCCGTCAGTGTCTCGTAAAGCCATGCACGCCAGTTCACGCTACTGCCCTCATCATGTCAAGCAGCTTTCCAAGCTCTCCCATGATGCGCCGACCTTCGGCTTGAATCGTTGGAACAATGACAGCGTACTGTCCATTGTTTTTGACTTCTAGCCATATGCCATAAGGCATCGTGTGATAGACGTCGACTCCGTAGCTGCCCTCGCCAGCAAACGCCTTAGCGAACAAGCCTTGCCGTGCGTTGCCGGTCTGGTCCTTCCACGGAGCGTTGCTACGAGCGTAGTCCTGCACTCGGCTCTCTTGGAACTCAAAGAAGCCCTTGAGAGCCAGGTTGAGCTTCGGCCCGAACGTTTCCAGGTTGCGGCTCAACGTGTTCTCAGTCCAGACGATGCCGTTAGCCACGCTCCACCACCTCCGCTTGCACTCTCCACTCTGGCAACCGAGTGACGTACAGCACCTCATGCAGTATCCCGGCGAGTTCGAACGTGTCGTACCGCTGGATGTCCACGTCCGGCATACACACGAGATACGCAGTCGGCACCACTACTGCGCCGTCCTCCGTTGTCCTTGCAGTGAGATCAGCGAGCCTTGCCGTTGCCACCTTCCGCACTCGCTGCGGAGGGAGAGTGGTGAGGGGAGTCTTCGTCCAGCCTCCTTGGCCATCGCTCACCTTTGCAGATCGTTGCAGCACAACGTCTATCGGCCGCTGGTCGATAAACATCTGCGTTAGCGCAACGTGTTCTGCTGAGTCAAGTGCCATCGTTAGCTCCGGACGATCTTCTTCACACGAGGCCTGCCACTAATGTCCTCGTCGGCCTCTTCACCTGCCGACTTGTCTCGCCAATACTTGGCCAGCGCTTGGGCGTTCTTGAAGAGGTCGCTGAACTTGTGGCTGGCTCCTGCTTCTGTCACGTCAGCAGCAGTGCTGTAACGTGCGGCCTTCTCCTCCCAGATGATCGCTGACGCAACCTCAACCGAGCCGCCGTTACTGTCAACGAGGTAGTTGATCTCCTCATCGGAGTACACGTCGTCTTCGAGTTCGTTGGTGTTACGCCGAACGTGCGTGATCTGTTCGGAGGTAGCCATCGGTTACTCGCCTTCGTCGTGCGCTTGCAAGCGCTCGATGAGCTCGGCCTTGTTGCCCGACGTGGACAAGCCACGGCGCTTGAGCTCTTCCTTCAGGCGGTCGTTGCTGGCGTCCTCGTAGTCGTCCGGACCAAGTGTGGCGCTGCCATCGTTGGTCTGAACCGAGGGTGCCGTGTTCTCGTCACCTGTGTAGGGAGTCTCCTCCAGGCTCGGAGCCTCGGGTGCCTTGTTCTCCTGCTCGCCAAGGTACTCACGCTCCTGCTCGGGAGTGAGCCTGCCACGAGACTGAAGGTACCGCAGATCCTCCTCGCTCAGCTGGGAGAGATCGCTTGTGTCAACCTTACGGCTCAACGGTTTTCACCTCCCCTTACACGTAGGCGGGCGGAACGGTGTAAGCGCCAGCGGCAGTGATCTGCATGACCACGCCAGCGCCACGGTGCCGAACGCCAGTGCCGAAGCCACGGTTGTAGAAGGAGTCGATCAGCGGGTAGTCCGCCGTCCGGCCCTTCACGAGCCGCAGACCACGCAGAGCAGCGTTCTGGTGCTCACGGATACCGACCGGGTTCGTAGCAGCGTTCTCGCCGCCAGTGCTGAACCCGAACACGTAGCCCGGAGGGATGTAGTCCTCTTCGACGATGGCCCAAGGACCGTACTGGCCGACAACCGGAAGGCCGTTGACCTGAGCAGGAACTCCGCCACCCTGAGGCTGAACGACTCCGCCGGTGATGGTAGGCAGCAGCCAAGGCGGCTGACCAGCGCCCGCAATGAAGTCGAACGAGTCGCCAGCAGCCACACGGAAGCCACGGATGGTGGCGATCTCAGTGCGGTTGGCCAGCAGCACCATCTGAGCACCGTTCTGGCGACCGTAGCCGTGGTGGACGAGCATGGTTTCCATGTCATCCAGATCAGCGCTGTCGATCGTTGCAGCACCGGAGGTCAGGTAGTGGTTGTGCGATCCTGCGAACGTGTAGTTCTTGTACGGCGGAGGCACAGTGCCGTCACCGTTGTAGAACGGGTACACCGCAACAGCAGTGTTCCGGATATCCG